CTCGTGCTGCCTTCGCCCCTGCCGTGGCGGCCATGGAGTCCACGGCGCGCTTACCGGGGCCGGTGTGCAGGTTGTTGACGTTGAGGTTGACGGTCACGCCACCGCCACGGGTGAGCGAGCGGGCGCCACGGCGAGGGCCGGCGTCAGGGTCCCGGGTCGGGGGAACGACGGACTGCCCGCCTGGGGTTGGGACGTTCTCGGGGTTGAGTAGTCCCTGCACCTGCTCCAGTTGGGCGATGTAGTTGTCGAGGTTCACCCGCAGCGGAGAGCCTTCGGCCATTGAGTCAGCCTGTGCCCGCAGCCCTTCGATGTAGGCGTCGTTGGCTGCCTTCGCCCCGTAGATGGAGGTCTGCACCTCACGGGTCTTGGCGCGCTCGGCCTCCTGAACCTTCGTGAGGTTCTTGGACGCCTCGCCCACCTTCGCCTTGGCGTCGACCAGCACCTGAGCCGCAGCCCGTGAGGCATCGGCCACCCGGCCCTCTGCGGTCCGTTGGTTCTCGAGCGCCTGCGTGACGGCTTCCTTGGCGGCCACCACGTTGGGGGCGTTCTCCACCCCGTCAAGCTTCGCCTTCTCTAGTGCCGCAGCACTGTCGGCACTCGCATCCTGCGCATCGCGCAACGCCAGGTCAGCCTTGCGCACCTCGCGGGCGGCGTCTGCCCTTTCGCGAGCGGACGACTTGTGGCTGCGGTTGAGGTCATCCTGCTTCTTCTTCGCGTCCGCAAGGCGAATAGCCGCCTCTTCCTCAGTGATCGCCGCACCCTCAGCCGATCGACCAAGGTCGTCCAGGTTCTCGGCCGCGTCCTTGTACGCCTGGTTCAGCGCCTCGCGTGCGGACTGCACCTGCTTGGCCGCGTCGGCCGCGGACTTCTCCGCATCAGTGACAGCCTCAGTTGCTTGGCGGTACTCGTCGGAGTTCCCCGCCGCAGCCTGCTGTGCGGTCGCCAGGTCCGCCTGTGCGGTCGCTACAGCCTCGTGTGCGTCTGCCAGGTCCAGTTGCGCCTGGTGGAGTGCGATCGCCTTGTCGACGTTGCCAGCAACAGCGGCGTTCCACTGCTGGGCGGCGGAGGTGTCCTCCTTGGTGGCGGTGGCGCTCTCCTTGTGGCTGCGCGCACCTCGCTCCAGTTCGGTGTAGTAGCCGGGCAGGATCTCGGCCACCTGTGCGGCGGTGATCCCCTCGGCCTCCAGGGCAGTGACAAGCTCACCCACCGCAGCCTCGGACTCTTCGCTGTGGCCACCCTTGACCATCTCGGCCAGCGACTGGTCCAGCGCCTCCAGTTGGCCTTGTGCCTTGCGAATGTCCGAGGTGTTGATGGCGTTACTGCTGAGGTCCAGGTACCCGAAGATGGAGCGCAGGGCTTCACCCGTGGACACGTCCCCGCCCAGCCGGATCGCTTCGGCAAGGCCGGAGATGGACCCCGTGATCTCTTCGATGCCGGCCAAGGCGCCGATCGACCCTTGGCCGAGGTCGGTCAGGTCTCGGGTCAGGCCAGCGAGGTCGCCGGAGAACTTGGCCTGCGACTCCAGCAGGGCCGTGGTCGCGCCATAGGCAGCCAGGCCGGTGCCTGCCACTGCCAGCGCCGTGTCGAACTTGCCCAGCTCGGACACGTTGGCACTGAGCGAAGTCCTCATGGAGCCGAGCCGGTCAGACGCCTTCGCGGCCGCGAACGCAGCCGCGCCCAACAGGACAATGGAGGTCTGCACGGGCTGAGGCATGGCACTGAACGCACCCGCCAGGCCCTGTGCGCCTTCGGCCCCAACCTTCAGCGCCGGGGCCAGCACCCCACCCACGGCTTCCGCAGCATCGGCCGCGGCCACCTTCATCTTCTCCGTGTCCGTGGCGTTGGCAGCCGCTGCCCCGCCGTACCGCTTCGACACCTCGTCCAAGATGACGCCCTGCGCCTTGGCCGCGTCGCCAGCCGCCACGAACGCCTTGATCTGCTGCTCCTGCTGGGCGGTCAGTTCGATGCCGAGGGACCGCAGGAGCTTCCCAGCCTTCAGCGGGTTGTTGAGCGCCTTGCCCAACTGCTCGGTCACAACGGAGAGGTCCTTCTCCTTGGCCGCAGCGATGTCCAAGGACGCGGCCAGGGTCTCCCCGAACTGCTCGTCCTTGATGTTCTTGTACATGCGGAGCCGGTTGCCCGCCGCGATCACCACGTCGTTGTCGACGGCGGCGACCTTGCCGAGTTCGTCGCCTAGCTTGCGCTGCTCCTCGGCCGAGACGTGGGCACTGTTGCCAGTGGCCTCGATGGCGGCGTCCATCTTCCGGGCGGTCTTCTCGGCGTCATCGAACTCGGACACTGCGAACCGGGCCGCAGCGCCGAGGGCGAGACCGCCCATGAGGTCCTTGCCGAACGACTTGGCCTTCGCCGCCTGCTGCTGCTGCTGGTCGCCAAGCTTCCCGATCTCGCCACGAACCCGCGACAGTTCCTTCAGAACGTCGTTGGCGTTGGCGGTGATGTCGAGGTTCAGCCCTGCCACGACTACTCGCCCTCAGCGGGTGGAGAGTGCAGGAACGGAACCGTTGTCGCCACCGCCGACAGAGACGCGCCAGGCTGGCCGTTCTGCCGAACCCACAGCCACCCGGCGATGGCGCGGTCAGCGGCCAGTAGCGTCAACGGAGGACCCGCTGGGGTGACGCTGGCGAGCACGCGGGTAGCCCACTGCTCCAGTTCACCCAGGCCAGCGCTGCGGTACTCCAGGGCGTCCAGGGCGGTCGCTTCGGAGAGGTCCACCACGAACGCTTCGCCATCCACGTCGAACGAGAACACGGTCATCAGGCGGACTCCCCTTTCAGCGCTCGCTCAACGACACCCGCGTGGGCGTCGAAGTAGATGGTGTCGATCTCAGTGCGGTGGTCGATGATCGTGTCCGCGATCACGTACGGGCCCGCACTGCGGTCGCCTGCCTGCACGGCAGGACCCCAGTCGTCGCCCACCCACCGCTGGCTCTGCGGTGTCGTGCTCGCCCGGTAGCGGTATCGGGCGTAGAACCCGGTCCGCTTCGTCATGCCCCAGAAGGCCACCGCGGCGAACGGGGTGCGGGCACCGGGCACAACCTGCAGCCGCGCGGACGTGGCCGTGCCCCTGCCCTTGATGGCGTTGGCCGACGCCGCCTGCTGCGAACGCCGACCCTTCTTCCCGCCCCCCGTGGCCGCAGCATCAGCACGCGCCCAGCCCTCCGCCTTCTTGGCCACCAGCCGGTTGGCCTTGCGCTGCTCCCGAAGAATCGCCTTGCGGGAATCCTTCAGCGCCGCGTCGATCTCGGCGGCACCCTCCACCCGCACCCCGACAAAGCCAGAGGTATCACCCCACTGGCCAGAACGGCGACGTGACGGCGCGGACAGCGCCACCGATCAGACCGCCGTGTCAGCGTTGACGATCTCGATCTTCCACGGGGCATTGGTCAGATCGTCCAACACCTGGAACGGGGCCGACTGCTCAGGGGTGACGCCAACGCCGACCTTCGGGGAAGACCCGGTGTACTGGATCGCCGGAAGCGTGATGGTCAGCGACTCGTACGTCGACCCCTCGATCAGGGCGCCCGTCCACGCGAACACCAACGGCACGTCCTCGCCGGACAGGTACTTGCCGAAGATGTCGTCGTCGTCGTAGTCGGTCACCAGGCTGCCCGTGCAGGCAACACGGTCCATCAGGACCGGCTTGCGGCGCCCGCCGATGCGGTCCAGGTCGACGGCCAAGCCAGACTGGATCGTGAGATCAGACTGCTTGGAGCTCGTCAGCTCCGCGCCGTCCAGGGTGATGGTGCAGTCCAGGTCCGTGAAGATCGTCGGGTCCGTCGGGTACGACGGCGTGACCGACGAAGCCGCGGTGTCCAAGGTCTTGTAGTTGTACGACGCCTTCACGGTGGCGTTGCCCTTGGCGGCCTGGCTGATCGCCAGTTCCGTGCCCATGCACCCCAGGTAGTCCGTGTGGTGCACGGTGCCGCTCATGTCGTAGCGGCCGGCGTGGACCGTGGACGAACGGGTGGGGCCGGCCGTGGTCGGGTAGATCGTGTGCAGCCGCGCCAGGGTCGCACCGCCCGGGGTGGTGGTGGCCACGCTCGAGCCGAACCCTGCGAACACGAGGCCCAGCGAGTTGGCCATGATGTCGAGCATCAGGGACACGGAGCCGCCGTACTGGTGGGCAACGGAGCGGCCCACCGGGGTCGCCACGGTGCCGGGGCGCATCCCCTGCGAGACGCGATGCTCCACGTTCGGGGTCACGTCGTCGGTCTGGTTCTCGATGCCACGGGTGAGCGTGGCCGCCCGGGTCCCGTACGCCACGGCTTCGTTGCCGATCGTCCAGAAGTTGTCTTGGATGGCCATGGTCAGGCTCCTTCGGTGTCGGCCGTGGCCGCGTTGGTCTTGGGCTTCACGGGCTTGAACTCGTCAGGCCCGACGGTCTCCGCCTCAGCGGCAGACAGTTCGATGGTCTCGCCGGGGGCCGGGGTGATGGTCCGCTCGGGAAACAGGAACTCGTAACCGGGGGGACCGGTGTAGGTGAACTTCGGCATGGTTGCTCCTTCAGCCGGTCGCGTTGCACTCAAGGTCCACGAATCGCACTGCCTGCGAGAGCAGGTAGGCGCCGGTCCCTTCGGTCTGATACGGGTTGGGCCCGTCCAGGCGGCCCGGGTAGGTCGCCACCCTCAGCGGGGCCAGGCGGTCGCCCTCGAACATGGCCCGGTTGATGACGTTCAGGATCAGTTGCGTGATCTTGTCGCCGTCCTCAGCGGTGCCTGCCTCGCGCACCTCCACCACCACGGGGATGGTGTAGGTGTCCTTGCGGGGGCTGCGGCTTTTCGCCGTGCCCGACAGCGTCTCTTCGCCGTTCTGAATCTGGCCGAGCGTGACGGACCAGCGGCCCTTCGTGTCGTCACCACCACCCGCATAGCGGACGGTCACGGTCGACAGGTTCACGTCGTCGTCACCCTCGGCGGTGGCCGCGGCGAAGGCAGCCACCAGCACGTCACGCATCTTGCGGCGGGCAGCGGGGCGGTCAGAGTACTCGGGCATCAGACGGGCAGCCTGTAGTCGGTCTCGGCGTTGATCGCGTCGTCCACGACCCGGATGCCGGTGTAGCGGCCGGCCTTCCAGTCGGCGGTGGACTCGCGGAACGTGTAGCCCGAATCGTCCGTGTAGGAGATCACGTTGCGGGGCTGAGCGTTGACCCGGGCCAGGGCGTGGAACCGCACGAACTCCATGCAGGCGTCCACGATCCCCTCTGGCGGTGCGGTGAAGCCGTGCGTGGCCTCGATGACCAGCCGGTCACCCGGGCACCACGACCCGCCACCCAGCACCCCTTCGTCATCGACGGGGTACAGGTTGGCCAGCGCCTCAGCCGAGAACGCCGCCTCGTTGACCGACAGAGCGTCGATCGTCACGTCCTGCACCCACGGCACGGTCGTGGTCCGGTAGGCACGGGCACGCTTGGAGACGGTGCCGGTGCGCCTGCGGTACGCCACGCCTCGCGCCCGTTCCGCCACCGACTCGAACCGGGTCACGAAGCCCTCGAGCATCGTGGTCGGGTAGGTGGTCGTGTTGGCGAGCACGTCGAACTCGGCGCGGATCTCCGCCGCGGTGACGTAGGCGGTCACGTCAGGGCTTCTTGGCGGCGCGCGCCTCGCGGGCGGGCTTCACCGGTTCGGCGCCGTCGCCACCCTCGGCGGGGTCGGCCGCGTCGCCACCCTCGGCGGGGTCGGCCGCGTCGCCACCCTCGGCGGGGTCGGCCGCGTCGCCACCCTCGGCGGGGTCGGCCGCGTCGCCACCCTCGGCGGGCGCTTCATCCGGTCCGTCCACCACGGCGGCATCTTCTGGGCTTGCGGGTTCTGCACCTTCAGCCTCCTTGGCCAGACCGGCGCCGATCAGGTCGGCGGCCTCGTGGTTGGGCAGTTCGATCTCTCCACCAGCGAGCGGCCATTCGATGCCGTCTCGGGTGCCGGTGATGTGTTGGGTCATCTGGACGCGCACGGGCGGCCTCTTTCTCTCAGGGGGTGACAACGGGGCGGGCCATGGCGGCCCGCCCCGTCAGGGTTACTGGGGCTTGGTGATCGCCCCGCCACGGATCACGGTCACGCCGATGGCACCACCGGTGGACGGGCTGCCGGTCACGGTGAGGTTGCAGCGGACGTACCGCTTCGACCCCATGTAACCGACTTCCTGCACGGTGTCGTCGGCAGAGCTCGTCGCGTTGACGAACGCCCCCGACAGGTCGCCAGCGGCCACGTTCGTCCACGTCGAGTCGTCGTCGGACTCCTCGGGGTCGAAGGCGAAGGTGCCGTCGGTGACGGTGCCCACGTGCGCCAGGAACATGATCGAGCGGTAGCCCGACAGGTCCACGGTGACGCCCGAAGCGGTGGTGGTACGGACGTTCGGGAGCAACGTGCTCGCCACCGAAACGTCCTTGTTGATGTCTCTGGACATGGCCCCTCCTTCGGGGTCTGCCTGCTGGCGGCCAGAACGACCGCCAGCAGACGAACGGGTCAGGAGTGCTGGACCAGCAGCTTGACGGCGGACGCGTCCTGCACCAGCGAGTCGGCACGCTCGTAGGCGATGAAGCCGACCTGCAGGTACTCGGCGTAGCGCTCGGCCAGCCGCATGAGCTGGCCGCCTGCCACGCGGCGGACCACGAAGTGGGCCTGGTGGTCACCGAACGCCAGGGTCTTCTTGGTCGCGGCGACCGTCGAGTCCATGTCGTTGTTCACCACCAGCGGGTAGCCGTTGAAGGTGTCGGGGGTGCCGAGCTGGACCGACGGCTGCCACAGCGGACGGCCCACGCCAGCGCCGCCCGAGTCGTCGCGGACCTTGCGCAGGTAGGCGACGACCAGGTCGTGGCACTTGTAGGCGCAGCGGCCCGAAGCCCGGTAGGCGGCATCCACGGAGTGCTCGAGGTCGATGACCTCGTCGTAGGTAATCGCCGTGGCCGACGCCGTGGTCTTGCCGGTGCTCGCCCCGTACACGTAGCCCTGCGGCTGCGAGGAGCCGGTGCCCGTGGTGAAGCGGGTGTTCTGGATGCGGCCCAGACGCTCGCCCATCTTGCGGGCCACGATCGACTCGATGTCGATGCCGGAGTCCTGGAGGAGCTGCAGCGACACGAGGCCAGGGCCCGACACGAACGTGTAGGCGCCGAGGGTCTTCTGCCCGAAGGACAGGTCACCCTCGTTGCTGGCCGCGGTGTTCTCGCCCAGGATGTAGCCGACGTTCGACGTGTCGTCGTTGGTCGCCCACGGCAGCGGGTTGCCGGTGGTGGTCGAGATGACCTCGGCCCCGTCAACGGCGCCGCCGTAGTACTTCATCGTCTCCGTGACCTTGGCCCAGAAGCCCTCGGGCACCGTGTAGCCGCCGACGGAGCCGGAGGTGGTGCCAAGCGCCCGGGACTCAGCGCCGGGGGTGAGGTTGCGGAACTGCGCCTGGAGGAGCTGCCGGTGCTCGGGGGCGATGTCGGTCATGCCGTCACGCATGTACGCCACGAACGCCTCGCGGTACTCGGAGTCCTTCGGGGCGTCCTGGCCAGCGGCGGTCGCACCGTTGGCGGCCTCGCGGCGGGCGTTCTCGTCGATCTGCGAGAACTTGGCGTCGAGTGCCTCCGAACGCTGGATGTTCTCGATCTCGGCGCCGAGCCGGTCGACATCATCCAGGGCACGAGTCCACCCCTGGGTATCTTCGGCGGAGAACTCGTCTCCGGCCTTCTTGCGGGTGTCGAAGTCCTGGGCCTTGGCCCAGGCGGATGCTCGCTGGTCGACGAGATCCTGAAGTGCGGTTGCCATCAGAGGTGTCCCTTCATGAGGTTGGTTCGACTGGACAGGTGGTCCAGCTCGATGGTGGGTACGCCAGTGGTTTCGTCCGGCTGGCTAGAGCGGCTTTCGCCGCCTTCGAGGCCCTGCGTGGTGTCGTCCGGCGCAGAGTCAGCGATCTGTTGCACGAGGTCGAGCGCCCGTTCGGGCAGCGCGTCGAGAATCGAGTCGGGGGCACCCGTCAGGTCGCGCATCAGGCGGCGCTCGGCGGCGGCGTCAAGCCCAGCGGCGCGACACATGGCATCGAAGGCTGCGGACCGCAGCCCGGCCGAGGTTGTTGCGTATGCCGGGTAGGTGACGACGGCGACGTCGTACAGGGCGAGTTCGGTGATCCGGTAGTAGTCTTCGCCGTCGCGCTCTTCGTAGTCCCATGCGATCGGGTCGAAGGCGAACGACATTTCCTTCAGGTCGCCGCGGTCCAGCAGCACGGCGGCGTCCTGCGCGTACGAGGTCGGGGCCATGTCAGCGTCGGTGTCCAACCCGGCACTGGAGGCATCGAGTCGGAGCGTCCCGGCCGACGTGCGTGCCAGCAGCAAGTCCGGATTGTGGTTCTGGAGAAACCGAACGTCAGCCTCGCGAAGGGTCTTCGTGACAGCCTCCGGGGCAATCTCTTCCCAGAACCCCCACCGCTTCGACCCGATCCACGTCGGGGTGTCGAACACGATGGCCTCACCCTTGAAACCGATCGCCCCGTCAGAGGACGCGTCGCGGGTGATGGCCTGGGAACCGAGTCGCGCCGACCGCACAAGCCGCCCAGCAGGGTCGGTGGCACGGAAGACAGCGTTTCGCTTCTCCGTGAGCACAGAGACAGCAGTCGAGGGCATGGTGCCTCCTGGTGGTCGGCCTGATGTCAGGCAGGCGAAGGGTCAGCGGCATTGGCGCCAGCCGACGAGAGGGGGACGATCTGTCCGTCCACCGAGATCAGGGTCATGTTGGACGGCACGATCGGTTCGTCCAGCCCATCAAGGGCCGTCAGGTTCTCGTGGTCGCGCGCCTCGTTGCGCACAAGCCAACCGTCCGTGATGCCGTAGTGGTAGAACTCGGCGCGGGACTTGGAATCGCCACGCAGCAGCCCCTCGAGACTGTGCTCAGCGAACTGGTCCGACGGCAGCAGCTCGTTCGTCCAGCGGTCCTCAGAGACCGACACGGGGGTCTGGAGGGTGAACTTCAGCCAGCCGAGCACCTGCTGCTCAATGCCCGTCCCCCACGAGGTGGAGCCCGACACGTTGCCCACGAGGTGCGGCGGGGTGCCGATCATGCGGCCGATCTCATCCACCGACCACTGACGACCCTCGAGCATCTGCGCATCTGCGGGCGGGATGGACACGGGGGTGAACGTGGCGCCGTTCTCAAGCACGCCGATCTCGCCCGTGTTGGCGACACCGCCCGTCAGTTCCTTCCACCTGGCCTTGATCCGGCCCGCTGTCTTCCCCTCAGCGTCCAGGGCGTTGGGGGTGGTGATGACACCCGAGAGACGGGAGCCGTTGGCGATGAACTTGGCGGTAGAGTCGTCGCCCGCAATGGCGATGCCGAGCGACTGCCGGAACACCTCAAGCGGGCGCACACCCTGCATCCCGTCCATCGACATGTACGGCAAATGGAGGATGTCGTACGGGGTGCGGCGCAGCTCTTCGCCGTTGGGCATGTGGATCAGGAACAGCTTGCCCGCAGGATTCTGCGCCGTCGGGTCAACCTCGCGCACCTGCACCCGCGACGGGTGAAGCGGCCACACCTCCCGCACCTGGCCGGAGCCATCGCGGACCTTGCGAGAGAACGCGTTGCCCCAAGCGATGAAGTGCAGGAACGTCGTGATCCGCCACTCCTTCGAGGTCTGGCGGGGGTTCGGCCTGTCCAGCACCGTCGGCGCCTCGATGCGCTCACGGGTGCCCCGCTTGTAGACCTTCACCGGGAGCGTGCCAAGGGCGCCGGCCGTGATGGTCAGCGCCCGGTAGTAGGTCGGCAGGCCAAGCACGCGCTGCTCGGACACGACCACACCGGAGTCCGACTGCGGGCCACCAAACCACGCCGCAAGGGTGGCATCGGTGAGCGGTCGGCGCGGGTCCTCCACGGAGCGGCGCAGACCGCCGATCAGGGTCACTTGGACACCTTGCGATCAAGGCCGCCAGCACGCAGGGTCAACCAGACAGAGGCGAATCCCCACGCCCAACCCGACCCGACGTGAGCGGCAGCTACCACACCAGCGAACCCGCCAGCGAGATCAAGCACCACAGCGCGGCCCGTGTAGGCGCCCGCGGCGAGCTTCAGCCCACGGTCAGCCACAACGGCGGCGGCGGTACGGATGCGCTTCACCACAGCACCGGGCCGTCGTAGTTGTCGCCCGGGTTCAGGGCGTGCCAGCACGCACGGTCGAAGGCGACCACGGCAGAGATGGCAATGTCGATCTTGCGAGGCGAGTCCAACGATTCCTTCGTGATCACGTCACCACCTCGGGTTCGTTTCGTCACCGCGTTGCGCAGGTGCCGCGCCAGGCGCGGGTCGTTGTCATGGGTCAGCGGCATTGCCGCATCGTCCTCATCGCCGCCAGCCACCGACGCATAGAAGCGAGTGCAGGCAGGCTCCATGCGAGCCGTCTGGTTCGTCGGGAACTCCACCACCACGTCTCCGTAGGTGGCCTCCCACTGTTCGATCTCGTCGGCCCAACCGGGTGGGTCAGGTGCCAGCTCGAGCACCCGCCAGCGCTCCATGGCCTGAGCCATCGCCGCCTTGACCTCTTCGCGTGGGACCTTCCATCGCGGGCCGGCGTCGTCGGGTCGCTCCCACGCACCGACCCCGAACAGGTAGCCATCCAGGGTGCAGCCCCAGATCGCAGTGGAGTCACGGCGATACGAGCCGTCGAAGGCAAGCACCACCTCGGTGCCATCAGGCGGCGGGGGTCCGATCTTGCCAGGCGGCGCAACCGAACGCGCCTCCCACGAACCCTCAGGCAACCAGTGCCCACCACCACGAGCGAAGGCACCCAACCAGTAGCGGCGGATCTCGTGCAGCGGATGGTTCTTCCGGATCAGCGAATCCGCCCGCTGCTCCAGGTCTGGCCACTCCACTGGCGTCGCATCCCGCAGCGCCGAGAGCAGCAGGTCACGGTCGATCGCACCCTCAGCGTTCAGCAGGGGGCGCTTCGGGTCGGTGCCGTAGTGCAGGTAGTAGAAGCTCGGGTCGACCACTTCACCCGTGGCAACCTTCTCGCCGTACGCAGCGAGCTCACCCAACAGTGACTCAGGGTCAGCATCGTCAGGCGTCGTGATGTTCAGCTCCAGGCAGTTGGCTCGCTTCTCCATGCCCTGGAACAACACCAGGTGGACACGGCGCTTGCGGCCCGTCCACTCATGGATCTCATCAGCAGCACCAGCAGTCGGCAGACCGCCGTCATTGGTGCCCGCGACCGCGGCCACCCGGTACAGCTTCCCGGTCGACTCCTTGAGCTGGATCTCGGCATCAAAGCACTCCACGAACTCGGCCAGGGGCGCCGGAGAATCCGTCGTCCCCTTCGCCATGTTCGTCGCCGCATCGTGGAACAGCTTGGCCGCCTGATCCCACGACCCAGCCGCAACCGGCAGGTTCGGAGACCGGCGCATCACCGGACCATCCGGCGTCGGCAGACTCGGGCCAGCCAACAAGAACAGCATCAGGGCGGCGATCAGCTCCGTCTTGGCCGAACCCTTCGGGCACACCAGCAATGCCCGCTGCACCACGTAGCGGAACGCCACGATGTCACCGATCATCACCAAGTTGTTCGGGTCGTACTCGAAGATCCGATACGCCGCCCGCACACCCCACGTCGGGACCTTGTACGGCTGGCCAAGCAGGTCACCCTCACCATGAACAAGCCACGACTCTGCCCACTCAACGAAGACCGGGCCGAGCGTCGGCGGCAACGTCCCGTCAGGAAGAACCCACTGCGGAGTCTCCCGGAAGGGCGCGGGGATCGTCCGCTTCGGAGCGTCGATGGTCAACGTCACGCAGCGCCTCCGCAATCTGGCGGTTGCGAGCCTCAAGGCTCTGCCGCTTCTGGAAGTCAACGCCCAGCTTCAGCATCGACCCGGGCGTCAGGCCGAAGCGATCCTCAAGCGCCTCCACCCGCCCCTCGATGTGCAGGGCGCGACCCTCGGCCTTCTCGGCCAGGGCGTAAAGCGGATTCGCCACCATCTGCCCCGTTGACCCTCGGACGAGATGGGCTTCACCGACAGCCGAGCGAAACGCAGCCGCCTCGGCCCATGCGACTCGAAGCTTGTCCCGCCAGTCGAACAGGCGGACCACTTGCGATCGGTGCGATGGGCGAACGATCGACACCAACTCCGCATCT